CTACTTTGAAGAAACCAGGAATCTTTTCCACATAATAGTCTTTGTCATAATCACGATAAGACCACTCGTTAGTGAAAGCATAAACCTCAAAGGGAATAGAAACTTTCTTACAGAACCAAATCAGATTATAGAGTTGTTTGATAGTGTCGAGCATTACACTACCCATAGATCCAGACCAATCAAGGACAAAGATCAATCCATGATTTTTACCGTCAGGAAGAAGAGTCACTTTCCTGAAAAGATCTTCATTGTACTTATAAGTATGAAGTTTAGAACAATCTAGAACACCAGTGCGAGCCGTAGATGCTCGTGAATATGCATCTGCAGATTTCTTCATCTCAAACTCTTTAACGAGATAACCAACTTCTTTCTGTGCAGACTTCTTGAATTTTTTGAACTCTGCGTCTACACCACTGAACAATTTTTCATAAGAATCAGATTCCCCATAGTGTTCTTCGGTTTTTCTCCACCACTCATTGATCTCTTGATGAACGTCAGAGTTGGAAACAATAACTTTCTTGAGATCTACTTTGGGAATTTCCACATAGAAAGTTTCGATAGCATTGGAATCTACCAGATCGCGGATCTTTTCTTCAAGACCATCAACAGTCTTCACATCCAAATCATCAGAAGTGTTTTCCTCCAGTTCAATCTGTTCTTCTTCATCCTCTTCGTCATCCCACTCCTGACCCTGTTCTTTCTCATCAGACTTCGACTTCTGTTCTGAGTCAGTGGGGTTTGGAACCATCGGTTCATTCTTACTTTCTTCGTTATTGCTTGCAGAAGGAACCTGTGCAGGAGGTTGAACCTCAGCCTGTTTCTCCTCTTTCTTCTTATTGCAATAATCGTACATACGTTGTGCAGCGATCAGAGCTTCTTCAAAAGTCTCTGCATCTGCAATCTGTTTGACAATATCTTTTTCTTCATCATTGTGGAAAGGAACTTCAATGAAGTTACCAATCTTGAAATACAGATTCACTCGATCCGCCAGACCCATCTTAGAAACGTTCTGACCCTCCAGGTCAAAGAAATCTTTCTCAGACAGTTCCTGATATCCACTGTAGAAGGACTTACGCAAACCAGGGTATTTGCGTTTCATCAGTTTTTCAATCCGTGCATCTTCTGCGATATTGAAGAATGAAGGATTCATGTAGTACCGATCCAACCAGTTCTCGTCAAGGGTATAGAGAGCATGACCGACCTCATGACCCACCAACATATCATAGACACTGTTGGATGCCTTCTCCCACATAGGGAGGGTCAGGACACGACTGTGAACGTTGAAGGATGCAGTCTCTACATGTTTGTGTTCAACCACCAGATCCTCAGTCGCGAGGAGTTTGGCGAGTTGAGATTTGATCTGGTGGCGATTCATAGGTTTGTCTCGTATGAATCAATTATACAAAAAAAGGAGGGTAGAAACCCTCCGAGTGGACAGTTCGTCAAGCGAACACTCCCTGTTCTTTCATGTACTGCAGTGCCTCTTTGAGACTACCAATATGTTTTGCTCCGATGGCGACCTGGGGATATTCAGCCTCTGGTCCAAATTCTGCTTCAAATCCTCTCTGAGTAAAGTGTTGATTTAAACGATACTCATGATATTCACCACCAAGATGTTTCAATAACGCACAAACTCTTTCACACTCTTGACTACCGTTAGTGTAAACTACGCAAGCGTTGTCGATCATTTTTGTTTTTCCTCTTCGTATTCGATTACAATTCTTTTATAGTCTCTACCTGTATGGTCTACACAGGTGATATGAGTTAACTTACCGTTTAATTGATCAGAAATTTCGTGCAACTTACCCCAGGGAATCCTTTTCTCCACGTTTCCTCCACTCATCAATTTCTTCTTGGGTTGGAATATTTATTCGGAAAGCAAGTCCGTCTTCTTCAAACTCCTTGTTCATCTTCTCATAGGTTTCTGGAGTTATTTTCTCAGTCACGTTGCCTCCAATCATCTGGTTTATCTCTTCCAAACCACTCATTAATATCATCTGCGCCATCAAATCCCGTTTTATAATTGGATGGATCGGGATCACCTAGTCCCATCCTATTCATAAAATCGTCAATGCTACCTTCTTGGATGTCCTGTGCTGCATGACGGCGTGCTTTATTCAACCAGTCTCTGGCAGTTGTATGTGCCTTAGCAAGTTTTTCCGCCCAGATCATATCCTCTAGTGGTACTTGCTGTTTATTAGCAATACACTGACAGATAGATTCCAGTCGGAGACGATATGCGGTAGATAGCATAAAGTTGAGTTCCTAACTGTATTATTTAGATTCTAACATAGATTCCAATTCATTCAAGCGAGTGAATTCATTGTATGCTTTCTCTGACCGTTCATTCAGGATAGTCAGAATGTCAGTAAGAATTACTTCGTTATCAACATACTCATCGAGGTACGTATCCAAAGCCTCTTTAAGATATCGATATCTATTCCACTCGGGGGAGTAGGGTTTATACATGATAAAAAGATACTATGGTCGTATTATATATCATGGCACGACTCATGGCAAGTTAAAATCTAGAGTAGATCCAACCTGTACAAATGTATTTGTCTTTGTCTCTAGGAGGAATTCCACGATGGACGTGAGACCAATCTGCAGGAAACAAAAGTAATTTACCAGTCTCAGGTTTTACAGATTCTCCATTGGCGAACTCAGTGTATCCACCGTGATCAATAGTATTGAGATACCAAATGTAAGTAAGAACTCTCACTGCAACTGCACCAGTATCTTCTCTAGTTACAACAAAGTCATGATGCCAAGTATATCCAACAGACTCTGGATTTGTCCTTTGAATTTGATACCCAGTATCAAAATAACTTTCAAAGTTTTGAGACGGAAGTGGATATTTTTTAGTGTGTTCTTCCGTGTATTGTTTTAGTGTGTTGTAAAAAACTTTATCTTCTTTTTGCCAATCAGGCCAACTTGATAGAGATAAGTCAATAGAGTCTTTGATGTCGGTTCTAACTTCTCCGCCACCAATTAGTCCTTGTTCTTTCCGTTCATCTCTTTCAAACTTCCATATGCAATGGTTACAAAACTGAGAACTAAGAGTGTTCTCATAGATATCAATAATCATACCACTTTACTAAATCCCTTCACCTTATCAAACTTAATTATACGATCAAACTTATCCATTAACTCATCTGTCTTATGTGAAATAACAAAGACATGTGCGTCCTGTATTACAAATTTGATAATAGTAGTAAAGAAATCAGTGCCAGCACCATCCAAGGAACTATCAAAAATCTCATCCAATATAAGAAGGTTAGTGCTGGCAGAGTTACGCATTTTTGCAATGTCTCTCCAAGTAAAAAGGAGAGACAAGTCTATTCTCATTTTTTCTCCCTCAGAGAAAGAATCATAACTGAAGTCTTCGTGAATTGGAGACCTAATTGATTCTTTGAACTCTTCATCCAGTGAGAAGTTAATGTAGAAGTCCATCATCTGTAGATATTTGTTTATCTGCTGATTCATTAAAGGCAGATACTTTTTGATGATCTTGGACTTAACTCCACCATCCTTCATCAAGGAATGAGCAAAGTCTAGGTAAGATACTTCTTCTCTCTGAGAGGATCTTTCTTTTTCAGTTTTGTCTAAATCCTCCTTGAGGTTTTTAAGGGTCTCTCGTTCAGTATTTCTGTTTGATACTTGATCGGCAACGTCTTGAATTTCCTTTCTAAGATTCTTGATTTGTTTGTTAATCCCAGAAATTCTAACATTGTTTGTTGAAATGTCATTGTTGAGTCTGTTAATCTCCGAAGAACAATTTGTGAATTCGATATCTTTTTCTTGTTCTACATTGATTGCAGCCTCCAGTTCTTTGTACCCTTCATTTAGTTCTTTAGATTTCTCCTGAATGTCTACAATTTTATCTAGGCGAAATTGTTCTTCTAAAGGTTGGGTGCAGGTAGGGCAAACCGTATTGTCTTCAAAAAACTTATGTTCTTCTACAATGTTTTGTATCTTTTGTTCTAGTTTTACTTTAATTGTATTGAGTTTCTTAAGAGTTTTTTTAGTATTATTAAGATTCTCTAACTTTGGTTGCAACTCATCCATAATCTTCAAAGTCTTTTCATCATTTTCATCCATGATGACATCAACTTCTTTGTGAAGATTTTCTACTTGTTTCTCTTTTCTATCAATTCTTTCTTTACCAGACTTCTCAATATCTCTAATAAAACTTTCTTGCATTTCAATCTTGTCTTCGATCATATCTTTTCGGATCGAAGCTTCACGAATAACTTCATTACAAGAACGAACTCTATCCTTAAGGATTCCATTCATTGTAGAAAAGATTTTAATATCCAGAAGATCTTCCACAATGTCTCTACGATTCGCAGATGTCAACTGCATGAAGGGGACAAATGTGGCAGATCCAAGAATGACAGTCTGAGTAAAAGACTTATAGTTTAGTTTGAGAATACCCTCTTCAAGTTTTTTCTGTTGATCAGCCTGAGCTGCATCCTGATTTTGAACCTTACCGTCTATCCAGATCTCAAAAACGTTTGGTTTGATTCCACGAATTACCTTATACTCTCGGGATCCGATAGAGAATTCAATCTCTACTAGGCAATCTTTTTCATTGACCGAATTTACAAGTTGAGGTTTGTTGATCTTACGGAATGGTTTGTTATACAAAACAAAGGTAAGAGCGTCCAAAATGGTACTCTTACCCGAACCATTTGATCCCATGATCAAATTAGTGTTTGACTTTTGAAAATCAACCTCGGTAAAATTATTCCCCGTGCTCAGGAAGTTCTTCCAACGAATCGTCTTGAAAAGAATCATAATGAGGTATAACTAACTCGTTTGGACTTATAATCGAATACCTATAATTATACTTGTTACACATGGATATTGCAAGTTCGGAATCTACTTCCACTACATCCATTTCTGGAAAATCATCTGCTTCCAACTGCATGGCATAACGTTCTGCATCATCCTCTTCCTGGAAGAAAAAGAGGGTCTTATCGCCGTAGTCATCTTCTACAGCGTATGCACCTTCTTCTTCTTGACCAGAAATTGTGAGGATATACATCATTCGACCTCGCAAGCTTGTTGATAGACTTCCCTCAGAAGTTGTTTTACTCGTTCTTTGTTCAGATCAAAATCCGAGTCTTCAACATATTTATTGAGAATTGTTATCGTGTCTTCAATCTTTTCACCATCAAAATCAACATCATCATCGTTGACTTCAAAATTTTCTACTATCTTAAGATCATGAATACCCGACTTATAAACCTTGTCGATAAACTTATCGAACATTAAAGGATCGGACTTCTTTCTTACCACTACCTTTACGATTTTGTCTTTAAGATTTCTAGTATCAAAAAGTTTTGCATTCTGATCTTCGTAATAGATTCTTTCAAAGATAGTATATGGATTCTGAACAAACTCTAAACTAAAATCTTCAGTGTCAAAGAAGTTGAATCCTCTCTTATCATCCACATCATTCCAGAACAACTGATAGGGATTACCGATATAAAAGATCTTTCCGTCATTTGATCTGGTGTGATAATGACCAGAACAAGTGATTCTGAACTTTTGGAACATGTCTACACTCATACCATGTTGTTGAACATGCCCAGGATATGTAGAAAATCCATTGAGTTCTAGGTGACCAAATGCAGCCTTTGCTTTGGTTTTCGCGATTTTTTCTTGCGTCTCTTCAAAATTTTCTTGAGAGATCCAAGGAACCATGAACGCTTTGAATCCGTCAATGTTATACTCACCAGGACCAGAGATGGGAATAACATTATCGTATTCGGACAGAAGAGAATCAATCGAGTTGACCTCATTCGTGTTTTTATAATATGCATCATGATTACCAACTAATTGGTAAACAGTGACACCCAGATCTTTGAATCTGTCATATACATTTTCTTTTGCCCAGTTGAGACACCAAAAGTCAACAGACTTTCTACTATCAAATGCATCACCAAGATGAATACAGTTTTTGATATTACGTTTCTCTAGTTCTGGAAAAAAGATGTCTTCATAAAATTTTCTAAAATACTCATGGAAGTTTTTACTTCCTTTACGTCCACCGTAATGAGTATCAGTGATCAGTGCAATAGAACTCATTGATACATCTTTGTTTGAATAGCATCCTTAATAGAATTATACTCTGCAGAATTATAATTGTCACCATCTACTGTGAACACTTCGTCGTAACCAGACCTCTCAATGATTTTGGTACGGATCTCCATTTGTTTTTTCTCCTTCTGGATTCTACGGAGAAACGCATAATGAATGATCTGCGTAAAGTAAGCAAAAGGATTCGAGGATTTCTCAGGATTAAAATTATGAATGTACTGAACGCAATTTTCGATTCCATCACAGATCATGTCCTCACGGAACATATAATTGACAAAGTTTGGTTTGTAAGACAGGTGGGTAGCGATCTTCAAGAAACACTCACCAAGGTAATTAGTAATACGTGGTTTCGGTTCACCTTTCTCTGCAGCCTCTGCAACATCGTTCTTATACTTAACGATTGCTTCTAGAAACTCTTTGTTATTAACGTAATGTTCTGATCTCTTGCGTTTTTGCATCTCATGGGTCCTTTGTTAATGTTTAGATTGTAACACAAAGTCGAGCTGTTGACAACACCCTAAGATATTGTGTACAATGACTCTGTGGAGTTTCAAAGATCAGCTTTCTTTTTATAAAGCTTTTCAAACATTATTCTTGCTTCGGATACTTTTGAAACATATCCAACAACTTCAGTAGTATCTTGAGCCCCTTCAGTTGGACTCTTTTTATCCTTTTGTCTGATGAACTTGTGGTACATCTGAATAGACTCTTGACTTTTCACTTCACTGATAGTCATTACTCTATCCATATTTAAAAGAAAACAGTCATCATCAGCAAACTTCAACCAAGGATCAATCTTATATCCTTGTACACCTCTTGAAGCAATAGTTATAACTTCTATCGTCACTGGATTATGAAGAACCAACATGGTTCTGTCTTCATGTTCCTCTGGAGAAACGATTGCAAATATCTCTTCTCCAGATATTAGTTTTATGACTGCATAGAAATCTTCTTCCATATTATTCTTTTAGATTTACTTGGATGAATTCATAATTGAATTGTTCTTCGTTGTATATTTTTACTCTTTCAATTAAGTGATTAAGAGTATAGTTTTTTCTATTCTGTTTTGTACAATCGTCAGCAATATCATATAAAACTGCTTGATTCTTACCATTTCCTTTTCTTAGAACCCTACCGATAGATTGTAGATTCCTGATTCTAGATTTGGATGGTGATGCAAAGATCACATTATGTAAGTTTTTAATATTAATTCCAGTTGAGAAAGTTCCGTAAGAGGCAACAATAATTGCATTATTTTCTTTTTCAGTAATCTCTCTTACAAGTTCTCTTTCTTCTGCATTCACTCCTCCGTGAACATAGAATACTTTTCTTCCTTTCTCCGCAGAACTATTTATCGCTTCGTAAAGAGGGAGTCCATGTGATTCAACCCTAGCAAATAATACTAAGGTATTTCCTTTTAGATCTAGTGCAAGATTCTTTACAAAGTTATTTCTTTTTTCATGTCCAATAATAAATTGAACTTCATCTTCAAATGTTTCAAACACTTGAGGATTGTGTCTCATGATAAGGATTTTAATTTGTAACTTAGACAAATGTCCTTTATCAATAAGTTCTTTTGTTTGAGTAACTTTATAAGATGGACCAAACAGTCCTTCCAATACCCACTTATGTGTTTGTGTTCCGTCTAGAGTTCCAGTAAAACCATATCTATACTTTGCATCTGCAAGTTTAGTCATGATACCCACTAAAGATTTTGATTTAAACTGGTGGGCCTCATCACCAATTACTACATCAAAACCATCAAAAAACTTTCTAGGTAGTTTGTAGATAGACTGCCAAGTAGTAATGACAACAGGGAACTCATTCGTCTTCTCACGTCCACTGTAGATGCGGTGGCAGAAGTCTTCAGCGTTCCAACCATAGTCCTCAAAGTCTTTATACATTTGTTCGACCAGGGACGTTGTAGGGACCACTAGGAGGATCTTTTTATTTCTCTCTGCAAAATACCTAACAACAGAATAAATCATCAAAGATTTGCCTGATGCAGTTGGTGAAATAAGTAGTTTGCGATTATACTTTAGTGCATCATATACTGCTTCAATTTGATAGTCTCTTGGTTTATACTTGGAGATTCTTGTCATGTAGTCTTTTACACCTTCATATGAGATCATCTCATTTTCTTCAAAAGGTGTTCCGTAGAATTTATTATCTTCAAACTCTACTTGGTAATCCCACTTGTTTGCCCATGAAACTACTTTATCTAAAAGTCCAACGTAGATCTCTCCAGTATGTGGGGAGAATAGTCGAATCTTTCCATCCCAATACTTACTCCGATACTGGGGCATAAACTTTGCACCTGGTACATCAAAAGTAAAGTGTTCAGAAAGTTCTTGAAATACGTGTGGTTCTGCCTTTAACTTTAGAAATACTTCGTTCTTTTTTCCAATTACAATATCAGTCATATCCTCTAATAAACTTTTGCCACTCAATCGCATTTTTAAGCTGATATGTTCTATTTAAGATAGTTTTAATAATGCTATCTAGATAGTCCAACATCATTTGATAGTAATCAATCTTAGTGAGACACTTGATAATATCTTCGTCTGCATCGAGATATTTGTCTAAGTCTCCTTTTAGAACTTTGTGGTCAAAAGGATATTCTGCATATACTTCTGGTTCTGCTCTACCAGTATAGTATTGCCATTTTTCTTTTTTTAAAATTTTATATTTGTTCTCTTGTGATTTCTTAAGAACAAGGATGTTATTATAAAGTTTGTAGTATTTTGAATGAAGACTCGGAATCTTTGTGGATTCTGAATGTAAATTATCATCATCGATCTTGGAATCTTGTTCCCAAAGATCTTGTATCATATCAAGATTCATACTTTTCAATGTCATAAAGATCATACTTAAATGTAGCCTCAGCAACTACATATTCCACATCAGTTGTAGCGGAATCAAAACTAACAGTTGTTAATGAAGTGGGGAAAAGTCCCCTAAAGTTTACTTTAGCATTAACTCTGAAGTTACTATTATATATCAACAAAGTTCCATCGGAGACATTAGGGTCTGCAGCAAGTTCGTCTCCATTGATCCAACTTTGATATTCTGCAATAGATTCTGGATATCCAAGACCTCTTATCCAGTTATGGATTTCCATATAGTTTTCAAGGTCTTCATCTACAATAAATCGAAGAACAAAATCTCCGTATTGTATTTTATCTCCTGGAACAGCACGGTCCTTAAGGTATGACGATTGAATCGCAACACCCATTCCAATCTCGGGAATGTTTGCAGCCTGTGCAAGGAAATCAACCTTCGGCGTTCTTGCTAAAGTAAATTTAAATCCAGTTGGGGCAAGAAAGTTTCTATTAGAAATTTGTCTTGCGAACGCAGAGAATGACATAGCGTTTTATCTTTATTTATTTGCATAAAAAAAGAGACCCGAAGGTCTCTGTATATCAACGGCGAAATCCACCTCTTGGCATTGGTCTTCCAAAGTCAAAATCATTGAATTCGGGCATTGGTGAGCAAGGGCGTTTCCTAGTACAACGTTTCTTTGGACGGTGAATGGTTCCAGGATTACCACCAGGTCCATTAGACCTCCAACCTTTTGCTTCTGCAACAGTACCTCCCGTGATGGATGCAAGAGTAGCAACCATTAGGGGAAGAACGAATAGTTTAGTCATTTCATTTAATGTAGAGGATATAGTTACCCATCCATAAAATGGGTAAGTGCGTCCTAACAAATTATATAGACATAAAAAAAAGACCCCCCTTGCGGGAGGTCTGAAAGGACATGTTGGGCAACCAGCGCCACAACATCCAGAATCACATGAGGTTTGCGACCTTGACTCTTCTGTAGTAACGGTTTGCGTTGATGCGGAGTCTTCCGAGACCTGCGGTAGTTCCTTCTGCGAATGGGTTAGCAACAATACCGTAACGGGTCTTGAAGCCAATCTTGGGCTGGAAGGTGTCCTGACCGACGGCACGAACCATCTGGAGAGGAACATATGGGCAGTAGAAGAGACCTGCGTCGTATGCGCTAGAACCCTTATAACCAACAACGTAGTACTGATCAGCAGCAACGTTTGCAGCATAAGGATCGATGTAGACACGATACTTACCTTGGAGAACACCAGCGAAGGTGTTACCAGTGTCATCAACGTTAAGGTTAGCGTTGAGTGCAGGGGTGTAATCGAGTACACCAGCCATGGTTAGAGCGGAAGCAACGTCTGCGGAGCAGATGATGGTGTTGCCCTTTCCTCTACGAGTTCTTTGTGCGATTGCGTTGGCATCGCGCTCGATTTGGAACAGAAGACCCTTGAACTTCTCAACAGACCAGCGACCGTTGGAATCGATGTCGAGGTCAAACTCACCAGCGTTAGCGGTGTTGACA